AGATCCGCGAAACCCCCCCCCCCCCGGCTAGTCCGGGTAGGGGGGCTTTCGTCATGTCTGGGGTTAGCGCATCTGATCGTACAGGTCACTAATATCAGGTTTCGGAACAACATCCTGGCGGATGATCGTCACCTGGTTAATGAACTCGGTGAGGTGCAGCGTAGAGATCTTGTGAGACTTAGTCTCGCTACGGCCCCTCTTAAACTGGAAGATCTGCATGTCGGAGGAGCCACGGTTAGTACGCATAATCAGCAGCAGGTTAGATTCCTGCTGGCCGTTCGACGACACGTGCAGCGTCCACCCATCCATGTGGTAGCCGAAGCCGTTCTGGGAAGCCCGGTAACCCTTCTCACCTCGGAGGAGGAAGAATTGGGGAGCAGTCTCAGACAAGTAGTAGATAGTGCGGTTCAGAGCATCGAGCAGAGCCTTGTGGCGGCTGTTCACCGCCACCTGAGTCTTGTTGAACTTTGTGTTAGCCTCGATCGCTTCCTGCTGGAGGCGGTTAATCCGGGACTCCAAGCGGATAGCCGACTGGTTCCTGTCCTGCTGCACAGCCAGCACACCCATGAGGTCAGCGAACACCCGGAGGCGGCTGTCGTCCTGGAACTGCTTGAAAATGATGGATAGCTCATCATGCAGAGCGGGGGTCTGGCCGGGAGTATTCCACAGCTCCTCACGCACCTGCTGCGATGCCCGCGTAGCCGCATCGACATAGCCCTCCTGATCCTTCTTGTACTCATCCAACCTACCGGCGATGCTAGCCCAGTTGTCTCGAAGGTACTCCAAGTTGAAGTCACTCAGCCTCCACTGGCCCTTGTGGTTCTCACCAACCTTCGGGTCGAAGATCTGCCTAATCAAGCCAGCAACATTGTTGCCAATGTTCTGAACAAAACTAGCCAACTTCCCCGTGAGGGGGTTGTATGTGCGGTTCAGGGGGCCCATCATGCGCTGACGCGCAGACTCGGGGGTGAGATCGCTACCCATCCTCGAGCCGTTGCTGTACAGATCATCCCGTGCCGGTGGGGTAAAGCCTGGGGTGGTCACAGTTCACCAGCCTCTCGCAGCTGCTCGACAAGCAGAGCACGCTCCTGAGGCGTCATCATGGCCACCTGATTCACCACCGGGGCTTCCAGAGGTTGATCAATCGGCACCCACTCACCGGAGCCGTTGAAGCCGTGATCCTGACCCCTCACGGGGGGCTGGTAGTGAATCTCTTGCTCTGGCAGCTTATCCAGGTCGATGACGCCCGTCTCGGGGTCGATAGCGGCGATCACCTGATCCATATGAACGAATCCACAGCGGCTGAGGTGCTGAGACCAGCCCTCGAACACAGGCAGGGGTGCCTGGAAGGGGAAGCCGTTGTAGTCGATTCCACGAAATGCCCACACGAACCGCTGAAGGGGGTCGCGGTAGTCAGTCTCGCGCTGCGTGGGAAATCCCATCACCAAACTCCTAACTCTTTCAAACCTGTAGTCAGCCGCTCCAAGCGGCGAGACATATACGTGAAACCAGAATCAAAGTCGGACTCTCCGACCTCAATATCCCAGCCAGCCTCCGTAGCTGAATGGGTGTACGTGAGCTTACTTACCTGCTCAACGAACAGCTTACCAGAGGGCATACCCTCGGCGTGGACCGCCACGCGGTCACCGATGAAGAAGTCACCGGAACCTTTGGGACCGACGTAGTAGGGGAGACCCTCGGTCATCTTCACCTTACACGAGTACTTCTCCCGTGTCTCCTCCTTAGCCTTCCGCATAGCGGAGAGCGCGGAGATCGTGTAGGCTTTATCCACCCCTGACACCCACTTCTCGAAGGGGAAATCCCAGCCGTGCTGCTTGATGCGATCGTGCATCTTATGCGCCTGGAAAGCCAGGATTGTATCCGAGTACAGGGGTTCTGCGATCGCCTCGATAACAGAGCCTGCCTGGCTCTGGCCGAAGATAGCACCCAGCACGCCACCCAGCCCGATGATCGAAGCCTTAATAGCCTCGTTCACACCCGGCATGGACGAACCACCGGTAACGAATTGGACCGGGCCCGGAGGTGTGTAGGAGACGTCCACAGCCTCAACGCCCGTGTCCTTACCGTGATGCAGCACCACCCAGGGGTGACTGGGGAGTGTGCCCCGCCAGTTAGCCTGGCGGTACTGCTCGGGGGTCTGGCCGTAAGGTAGCGTCTCGTAGCCCTCTGTGAGGCCATCCCCCTTGATTCGTTTAACACCTCGGATCAGCCCGGAGACAAGGCTGCCGAGGAAGCTTGTACCCTCAGTCCAACCACTGCGATCCTCAACCTTCACGATCAAGCAGCCGTGCTTAACGCGACGCCCCTCAATCGGTTGCGTATCTCCATCGAGGTAGCGGCGAACGTCAATGGTGAGCTGAGCATCCTTCACGATGTCGATCACGCAGTCGTGGAAGTACTTGAACCTGCTGGTGAGAATAGCCGGAATGGAGCGGTCCTGGAAGAAGGGGACCGGCTCAACCATGATCGGCCACTCCGAGAAATCCAGATCCACCCACTGCCTCACGTTCAACGGATCATCCGGGATCATCCACTTACTGTTGTTCTTCCGAAGGAGGTTAACAAACAGGGTGGACGCCACCACCCAGCGCGAAGGCCCGAACAGCAGGAACGCCTTCGGGAACTGGATCTCCGCTGGCAGGAATGGATTCGACCAGACGAGCAGGTCCTTCAGCTTGCGGTAGTCGTGGACGGCACTTACATCCACCACCGACTCCCCAAGGGGCTTCGATCGAACGGTAACGTTCTCGATGCGCCCGCTCCAACGAGCGCCCGATTTATCGCAGGTGATGTACAGGGACTTTGTGGGCCAGGCGTCTGGCTGCTTCAGCAGCTCGCCAGCCGGGTTGTTCAACGGTATCTCCAGGCTAGCGGAGCCTGCGTCGTTGTGCAGCCACGTGAACTCGACCTTGTTGTAGTCTTCCACCTCTGCCAGCAGACGCCAGTTGCCGTCCCACAGGCGGATCAGAGGAGGCTGCTCAGCGGCCTTGCGGCGCTCAGCCTCGCGCTTCTCAACTATCTCAAATGGGTTAGTCATCTTATCACCACGGGGTATTGTATCGAGGGGAGAAGGAGAACGTGATTCGGAGGGCCGAGCCACTAGGAAGCTCGACACTCATTCGGAAAACCTCGTGGGTTTTACCGGCTCGGATACCGCCACCTAAGCGGACCCCGTTCATTGCAGCCCAGATGAGAGTGTCGTACTCATCCTCGACCTGGCGGGAGCCTGGGTCGTAGTTGACAAACATCTTGAAGCGTTCGGTACCTGTAGGCTGAGGAAGCGTGACACGGGGTGAGGAGCCTCTGTTGGCCTCGCGCGGGATTTTAATCACCGGCCAGCCTCCCCCTTTTCCTGATGCAATAGCCAGCCTGGGGTAGCTCTCAACCTCGCCGAGACGGTCCTTCGGGAGGGTAACCTCCCAGAAAGCAGCAGCGCCTCCGCGGTCCTGGCGGAACTCCTTGACGAACTCAGGGCCATACCAGAACGGGTCATCCGCGACACACGTCACAATCAAGCTGGTTGCTTCAGCGACGTTGGGGTCGATCTCAGTGTCGAGATCAAACTCGACGAGACGCACCTTCATTGTCCGAACCGTTGTGTCAGTGGTGACTCGAATGGTAGTGTAGTCATCGAAGGCAAACAGCGAGCGGGCTAGCGCCTCGCGGTCCCGGAACTGCTGGCCTCCGTTGGGGCCGTCGTTGCTAATCAACAGCTTCAGCACGATGTCACGGGGCTCGTAGCGGAACCCGAGGAACTGTTGGCCGTGGCGCTGAGCCGGGTTGCGGGTGCGGGCAGATGTCTTAGCATCGTACCACCCTTGCTTGCCTGGCTCCAGGGCGATACCATCCTGGTTCGCGTTGTCCCCCGCGATAATGACGGGGGCGATCTCTTTGCTGGGGCTGATTAGTTCAACTTGTGTTAGCATCGCGTCTCCTTCGATAGCTAGACAGTGTGAAATTATGATGTAAAGTCTGTATAAACGTAACAGTGACAGAAAAGGGCGGGGTTATTGCACCCCGCCTTTCTGCGTTTCAAGGCCTCCCGAAGGTGGTCCAACTAGTCGTCGTGATCCCTCATCTGAATCTTGCGGTGTCGCACTTCTTCAAGACGTAGAACCTCTTCAACTGACAGCACGTGGTAGTGAATCGAAGGCTCCTTCTCCTCACGCTCGCGTGCCCGGCGCTCCTGATCGAAATCCGAGTTAGTTGGCTCGAACTTCACAGCCTGGTTGATAGCCCGGCTGATAGCGCCATTACCCATACCGAGATCGCTCTTCAGCTGCGACAGATTCTCCAGAGCAAAGGTGACCGGAATCTCACCGATCTTAGCCTCCTCCAGAGCCTTCTTCACGCGACCACTGAAGTTCGGATCATTCAGACCCGCCTCGATCTGGTCGAGCAGCGGATGCCCGCCAAACTGGGACCGCAGAGCCTGGACGGCCCCAACACCCATCGACTTGAACTGATCCAAGAACCCACCATTGATGATGGTGTTGTTCAAGTTCTGGTTCATCATCTCCTTCAAGCCGTCGATCCAGTACTCCTGGAACGAACGCTTGATGGAGTCGTAGTCGGGCTTATCCAGCTCCGGCATCTGGAACTTCGGAGCCTCACCCGCCTTGTACTCGGTAGGCTTCTTGCGCTTAGCGTTCTTCTCGGCGTGTTCGCCGCGACGCTTAGCCTCGCGCTCCTCGTACCGCTTCAGAGCCTTGTCGTGGTTCTCGATCGCACGCTGGATCTTGCGGGCGTTAGACGCCCTAGCCTTATCCTCAACCTGCGTTCGCTTGAACCCCTCCATCGCCTTAGCCGTCTCCGCGACGGCCTCACGAGCAGCCCCAGGGATATCCTGGAACTTGCCAGCGACAACACCCGCGATCTTCTCGGCGGCGGACTCGACGGTACCGACTTCCTTCAGCATACCACCGGCAAAGTCCTTCACCAGCGCCATACCCGAGGTGTCAGTATAGCCAGAGCCCGAGAGCGGGCCCTTCTTAGCGGGGGAGTGCGGGAAGTCCGCCTTAGCGGCGGCGGCAGCAGCCGAAGCAGCCGCTGCAATCGCCGGGATACCAGCTCGAATACCATTAGCAAACGAGGTCGTCATCGCCAGACCCGACCCGGTAAGGTCAATCTGGAACATCCCCGGAAGGGAGCCCACAAAACCAGCGATGATGCCCTGGCACTGAGCCACACCCGCGGCCACACCAGCAGCCAGCGTCGCAAACGATGATGTCGCAGCAGCAGCTGCTTCAGCAAACCCGTTAGACAGCGCCGAGCTGATGTTAGCCACCTCCGAGGATACCACGGAGGAGACCTGGCTCATAGCCGACTGCACGCCCGAAGCAAGGTTCGAGAATGCGGAGGTGAACGAGGAATCAAGGCCGCTCAGACCCGACTGAATCGCCGCCTGCATCTCAGCCATACTGGATGTAACAGCCGCGACAGCCGTCTGGAACGGCACCGTCAACTGCTCAGTCAACCCCTGGAAGCCGAGGGTGATACCTTCAAACGACGGGGCGAAAGAAGCGATCTGCTCGTTCAGCGTGGTGAACGCCGTCCCGATACCTGTGAAGGTCTCGGTAAGCTGAGGTCCGATAGCGCTAATCTGCTGGAGCTGCGTAGCAAACCCGGCAAACCCAGCGCTAGGATCCCCACCCCCGGACTGCTGGCCGAGAGCCGTAGCCTCCTGAAGCTGCTGGAACGCACTCGTGATGACAGGCAACGCCGCCGTCAAACCGGTTAGGTTCTCGACGGGGATAGCCGTCATCGCCTGCAGATCCTGAGCCAACCCCTGGAGAGGGCTGCCTTGCAGACCAGCCGCTACACCCTCAGTCTGGAGAGCGCTCAACTGCTGCTGCACCTGGGCAATCTGCTGAATTGCCTGGGTCTGAGCAGACAGGTTCTCAACAGGAAGCTGGCTGATAGCCTGCATATCCTGAGCGAGCCCCTTCAGAGGAGACTCTCCAGTCTGGTTCTGATTCTGGCCAAGCTGAGACAGCTGGCTCTGAACATCCCCAATCTGACGCAGACTGTTCACCGAGTTTGCCAGGCCGTCGGTGTTGATGTTACTCAGCTGCTGAGTGTCCTCAGCCAACTTCTTCAGAGGTGACTCGCCATTCTGAGCCTGGTTCTGAGCTTGGAGCTGGCTGTTCGCCGCCTCAGCCGCTGCATCCTCTAACTTCCTTTGAGCATCAACATACTTGTTGACCTTATCGACATCCGGCTCGGGACCGTTCAGCCACTTACTCAGGTTCTTGAACAAGCCTCCGATACCGAAGTTCTCAGCATCCATGTGCTTGCCCGTGACCTTCTCGCCGAAGGACAGGGCTAGGTCCTGAATCTGGTTAAGCGGCCCGGCTAGGTTACCGAAGGTGGCTAGGTCAAGAGCACTGAGATCCTTCAGCGGGCGAACAAGCGCCCCAATACCAGACCCGATCTTCTCAGCGAACCCCTCAGGGAGGGCGTCGCCTAAACCCTTGAGTGTGCCGACAAGGCCTTGCAGGTCACTGATCGAGTTGCTGGAGAACCCCGCCAAGCCCTCCGAGATACCGGGGAGGGCCCCCTTCAGAGTGTTCATAGCGCCCGACAGCCCATCGAGAGACAAGCTGCTCATATCGCTAAGAGCACTCGTTAAGTCAGGGAGAGCTGCTTGCAGCGTAGGCAGGTTCTCGGTCCAAGCGGAACTGAAGGCTCCTGACAGACCGTCCCAGGCTCGCTTAACACCCTCGAGAGAGGGGGCAATGTTGTCGAGGAACCCTGAGTTCGCCGACCACTGAGCAACGCCTACAACCATATCGGAGAGGCCGGTACCCACATTCGAGAGGATCGTACCGAGGCCATCCAAACCAGCGTTGCCGATCTTCGACAGCACCGGTGCCAGCGTCTCCATGCCGGGGCCCAGCGACTCCAGCACACGTCCAAGGTTACCGACGACGCCGCCAGCCAGATCTGCGATCAGGTTACCGAAGGTGGATAGTGAGGGCATGGCCCGCGTCACACCGTCAGCGAACTGGTCGAAGAACTTAGTGAAGCCTGGAATAACCGTCGTGAAGTTCTCGACGCCCGACTTGATGATCCGCCCGACGTTCGTCGAGAAGCTGCCAATGACGTCGTAAGCACCTTCGATCGCCGTCTGGAGAGTGCCGTTAGCAATCAGCTCGTTAACGTTCTTCCTGAACGACGCGCCGAAGGAGTTCAAGCCAGCAGCCAGCTTGGGGAACGTGTTCGACCCCGCGCTAGCAATGTCGAGCACCGCTCCAGTAAACTCCTCCGCAAACGGCTTCATCTGGCTAAACAAGTTCCCGGTGTTTCCGAGAATGTTGTTCAGCTTAGCGATACCGTTGGTGCTGGTGACAGCATTCACCATACCCTGAGTGAAGTCCGCGGTGCCGTTAGCAACCTGCTTCATACCCTCTCGGGTCTGAACCATCATGTCACTCAGCTGAGCGAACTGGGGAGTCAGCCGTTCCCGGTAGACGTCGGACATCGCCGTCTTCAGGTTATTGAACTCAGGTGCGGCTGCCTGGGCAGCATCCTTCACACCTTGGAAGCCGAGTGCCAGCGAACCGAACACAGCCGCCGCTGACGCAGCCAGTGCGGGGATACCAGCCAGCGCGGCGGAGATGCCTCCGATAGCCGGTCCAATCAGCGACGCGACAGCCGCAACAATCCAGCCTGTACGAGTCAGTCCGAGGAACGATCGGCGGAAGCCCTGTTGCCGTCGGTTGAACAGGTTGAACTCATGATCACTGTCGCTCTTCTTCGAGCGAGAACGCTTACTGTAGTCAAACAGTTCAGGTCCGTCAGGGCCCTGGAACTTGCGGCCACGCACAAACCGAATCTTCGGAGACAACTCGACCGCCTCACGGCCAAGCTGCTTCATCCGCTCGGACGCCCGCGCGAAATGCTCACGAGCGGCGTTACCGAACTCCTGCACCTTCAGACGGGCATCAGCCAGCCCCCCGCGCAAGCGGTCAAGGTCGCCACGGTCGAAGCTGAACGCCTTACCGACGCCGAACTTCAGGTCACCGAGGCTCTGCTTCAGCGACGCCCGGCGACCGAGATTACGCTCACGCTGAGCCAGCCCCTTCAGGAAGTTGCTGTTCAGCCGGTTAGACCGCTGCTCCAGACGAGCAAGGCCTTGATCAGTTAGACCGAGAGCTCGGCGGGCTTCAGCCGCCTGCCTCTGCAGATCGGCCAGCGCCTTAGTGCGGCCCGAAGGTGTGGAAGACCGGAGGTTTCCGAGAGCAGCCTCGAGGCGGGCGATCTCAGCATTATACTTACCACCGACCTTTTGCCGAGCCTGCTTCCCGTTAGCCCGAGAACGCTCAACATCACGCAGCTTCTTCAGCGCGTTGATCTCACGTTGGTAAAGTTGCTCAGTTTTCTTAGCATCAGCCCAGAGGTCCGAGAAATCAGCCTTGCCGAACACCTTATCAGCGCCGCGCGAACCTAACTTAGATATCTCACTCTGAGCCTGGCGGGCTCCAGATCTCAGCTGAGCCAGCCACCTGCTCGTGCGATCCCCAACCTGCTTCTCCAGCTGGAAGTTAAGCGCGTGCTTCAGCAGCTCAGCATCAGTCTTAGTCTCGCGGATCTGCTTCCGCATAGCCGCCAGTGCTTTCGAGTAAGCCTCAGCCGCCTGGGCTCGCTGAGTGGCGCGCCCTGCAGTCAGCCTCTCCTGGATGTTGGGTAGCTTAGGTAGCTTAGCCGTCAGCTGCTTCAGCCCGGTAAAATCATACTTAGGTATCTCAATGCGGAAACCCCCCTTGCGACCCCATGTGGTGCGCTTCAAGCGGTCCATCTGGCGGAGGGCTCGGGAAATATCGACGTCAGCATCGACCTTAACCTGCCCCTTCTCACCCTTAGTGGCTTTGTTAAGGCTGGATCGAAGGTGATTCTTATCGACCTCCGGCTTGACTTTAGTCTTGCCGTCAACGTCTCCGAGCTCCCGCTCGACGTCCTTCTTCAGCTCGTCGGTATCAGCCTTAAGGGGAACCTTAACCTTCCCCATCTTAGCGAGGTCTCGCTCGACGCGCTGCCTAAACCCTCGTGTATTAGGCAGGACGCGGATTGTTACGCGACCGACTTCTACAGCCATAACTTACCCTTCTGTTTGGTAGTTTGCCCTAGCCATTGCTGCAAACAAGTTGCTGCCTGCCCGGCGGCTAGACTTCCGAGCACGGGAAACAATCGTCTCAGGGGGTGTCAAACGTTTCTTAGTACGCACCTGAACATTCGTGAACGTGTTCTGCTGCACGGCGTCGATAACCCCCGCTAGCAGATGCTCCGTAATACCCCAGCCCGCGGTGTCCTTATCGTTGGTGAGTGCAGCGTACGTCATACTATCCGGCGGTAGAGCATACACCAGGCACAACGCTGTCTTAGCGTCCAACTCAGACAAAAAAAGCCCCCGAAGATCCACGCCGTAATAGCGTAGAACCTCGGGGTAAATCTTGTCGCCGTGCTCGTCGAGCAGGTCCGCTAGGGCTAAGCTTCCCCCGGCTGAGTAGCCTCCATCCAAGCGTGGAAGACCTCCATCAGGTTAGCGGGGCTGTCCTCCAGCAAATCCAGCAGCTCCTGGCCTCGGCCATTCTTCTCAACAGCCTTCAGCAGATTCTTAACCAGCTCGATCTGGCTGTCAGTATCAGCCGCATCATCAGCGCTGTTCAGGATCTTGTCAGCCTCACGACGCTGCGTAGCAGGAAGCTGAAGCAGGTTCTGGAAGATGAACTTATCATCGCCATTGGTGATCTCGAGACCCTGGTAACGTTTAGCAGCAGCATCGCGAATATCGGACAGGGAGTAGGTAGCCATATTGTGTCTCCTCAGATAGGCTAGTCAGCCCGCGCCGGGTGGCGCGGTTCAGGGGTAGGGGTTAGCTTAGGCTTCCGGGGTAATCCACTCGAAGAGCAGTCGGCCCGGGTGGTTCACGAAGGTAGCGCGAACCGGTAGGCTGGCGAACTCATCCGCCTCCAGCTTGATAGCTTCCTCACGACGGAGGGTAGCCTTAGCGGCGGTGAATGCAATCGTGAACGGCCCATCGACCAGGACGATCAGCAGGGCAACCTCGATGGAGGTACGGGAGCCGTCCGAACCGTAGATACCTTCGGTCGTGCTCTTGTTCTTGCCGAAGTAGGCTTCCAGAGTCTCAACATCCCACTGCACAAAGCGGATGATGACGTAGTCAACCGGATCTTCCTCGGTGACTTCCTTCAGCTTTTTCTTCTGCCAAGAACCCTTGACTTTAGTGTCGCCGCCGTCGAAGCCGAACTCGGGCAGCTCCTCCTGGGCCGTGTGGCCAGCAAGTTCCCAGTCGTTGGCATCAGCGCCTTTCTTGACCTCTACATTCGGGGTCGTGCCACCTGTAAGAGTGGCATTAGCCGTCAGCTCCTCGTTAGCTTTAGCAAGCTTGCCAATGAAGGCTACCTCGTAGTTCTTACCAGCCTCGCCGGTAACAACAACGTTGCCAGCTCCAATCGAAGCTAGCTTAGAAAGCTCAGCCTGGATCTCAGCTGGGGTGGCGTTGTAGGCCAGAGCAGCCGTGGCGTTACCCTTGTGGGTAAGGGTGAAGGCGCCTCCGGTCGGGGCACCAGTCACAGAAACCTTGACGCTGGAAGCGCCGAAGGTCTCAGGGTTGAAGTTCTTCAGGGCTGCACGGCTCGGGGCGGCGGTGCCCACAGGAGCTTTAAAAACGTAGCCCGTGCTAGCGGTAAAGACTTTCTCGTCAACGAGAGCCATTTAACCTCTCCTTCGGGGGTAGCGGAAGTCTGTACGCAGCAGCTGTTGCACGCGCCAGGTTCCTTGTATTTCAGATGGGAATTGCATCATCCCCAGGGTTTCGCGCACCCTAACTAGGTGCCCAACCCCCGGAACAACTACGTTCCGGGAGTTCACTAAGATGTTTCGGCAACGGATAGCTAGATCCTCAGTAGAAGCCAAGCCCTCCCGCGTCGTGGCGGTGATCTCAACCACCGGGTGTTCCAACCCGTTCTGGATAGAGCCGAGGGAGTTCAAGCCGCCAAGGCGGCGAACTCGAACCTCGGGGTACTCGCGGTGTTCGACGTTGTCAGACCACGTTCGGACATGTACCTCCGGGCCGAGCCCTTCTCGAAGGAGAGGAAGAACAATGTCCTGAACCCTGGGTGTGAGCTTCGGGATCATGCAGCCTCCTTACAAGCTAGCTACAGCACCTCGGATAATTCCGAGCTTGCCTTCGATGATGAGAGCCTTGCCCTTGGGGTCGTCCAGATGCAGGAAGGCGTCTGAGATAGAACCCTTCGTTACCGAGATGCTCGATGGTGGCTCATTAGGTTGACGGGTGCGGTCGTGGTTGCGATGATGGGGCTCGAGTCTCGCCTCAGCGATACCTTTGGCCGCCGTCATGCGGGCGAAGTTGTACGCTCCGATGCCTGGGTTGTTGCGAACGATCTTGCGGTAGGTGTCCGACTCGGAGCCATACCATTGGATGTGTGCCATGCTAGCTCCTCCGCAGCGTGTAGTCGAAGTGGCCAGTGCGCCGGGACATTCGGTACTCAGTGGGGTACCCGAACACCTCCCAGCGCTCGCCATCCTTCATCAGGTAGCTTTGTGGACCGATCTTCACGCCAGCATCCTCGCGCCGAACCCGCATCCGAGCGACGTTCTCCGTGAAGAACCCCTCGGTCATCTGCTCCTGACGCCTGGCCGCTGTGCCGCTCTCACCGTGAGCCTGCCACATCACCCACAAGCGCTTCGGCTTGTCTGAAGGATGAGTGAACATATTGCCATCCCGGTCGCGGGTAGCAACTTCGGGGTAAACATCAACCCAGCAGTTGCCTTTGTCCAGAAGGCTCACTAGACCTCCCACGGAGGCTTGGGGCCAGCGTGAACCACAGTCACACGCTGGCGCACACCTAAACGTTCCCACTCCTCGTCGAGAATCTTCAGACGTCCATCAGCGAGGCTGCCGTAGCGCTCGTAGATGTAGTTACCGTCGGTCTCGCTCTTGAACCCTTCCGGGTTGCTGAGGAGGCGGATAACCGCATCGCAGCAGACGGCTTTAACCACGCGGGCGTACACCGGGTCTGCAACGACCCGTGTGTTTAGATCCTCAATCCGGGTTCGGAGGAGGTCAAGGGCGTCCTGTAGCCTGGCCGAGGCGACCTTCCGCTCAACGTCGGTGAGATCCTCGGAGGATGCCCACCTAGCTTCTAGATCCTCGACCGTAACCATTACTTCTCGACGACCTTCACGAAAGCCTGTGGGTCACGCACAACCAGGCCGAATTCGGCTTCCGCACGAACGGCCACAAGGTTGTTCTGCCACAGGCTGACCAGACCGGAACCATCCTGAGCATCAGACAGATCCAAGGTAGCCTGATCGGAAACGTCGAAGGTGATACCGCCGACCTGGCCCCAGATGATCTTGCTGAAGTCACCCATGAAGCCTCGGGTCGTGCCGGAACCAATACCCTTACCGAGCAGGGCCGGGCGGCCAAGGATGCGGCCCTTAGTGGTCAGGGAGTTAGTCTCGACGTAGGTAGGCTCGGTGAACAGCGGACGCCCGTTAGCATCGAGAGAGCTATTCATCACAGGCTCAACCTTATCGTCGAGGATAGCACCTGTCCATTTCTTGCCGTCGTTGACCAGCAAGCTCAGACCCTCATTGAACGCCTTGTAGGCGTCTGGTTTAGCCGGGGTGCCGTCAACCAGCTTGACAGACTTAGTGGTCTGGTTCATGTGAGACCCGAACGGGGAGTTGATGCCATACAGAGCGGCATCATCGAAGGCCTTAGCGAAAGCCTCAGCCACCTTGTTACGCATCGTCTGAGCGTAGTTCAGCGGATTCTCGCGGGCAACCTCAGAGGAGACCACGAAAATAGCGGCGATTTTCTTCGGCTCCATCACGACTTTCTGGAAGCCGCCCTTAGTGATCGGCTTCTGAGCAGTCTCAGCTACCCAGCTGGCTTTAGCCGTGCCGGACCAGACCGGGATAGCCTTGCCGGACGGGCCGAGAGCTTCCTTAGTGGCGAGCTGCTGTACGAACGAAACGCGCGCGATCTCGTCGAAGATCGGCTGGGCAACTTCGGGGGTGAGAAAAGTACTAAACTCTGAGCGCTTAGTTACGTTACCCATGTTAGCGGGCATGGAATCTCCTTCAGGTTAGTTTACAGCGGAGGTCAGCAGGGCTACCAGCGGATCTCCGTTGAGGGGCAGTGGGGTAGAACCTTGCGACGGGTCGGTAGCGCGAGCTGGTGTGGGGTCGGAGCCAAACAAGGCCTTCAGCTTCTCCGCGTGGGCTGCCACCTCTTCGGCGGTGTCGCCCTTCAACAACGCGGCGAAATCGTCCAGCTTGTCACTGCCAATGCCGACATTGAGGGCTGCGCGGAGGCGCATCTCACCCTGACTGAGAGCCTTTACTTCAGCCTGTGAGGCTGCCAGTTTCTCTTCCAGTTCGGTAACCTTCGTCGTATATCCTGAAGCCTCCTCCTGGGCCTGCTTCAGAGCGGTAGCAAGGTCGTTCTTCTCGGAGCGGTACTTAGCCGCCTCCGAGTTAGCTTTCGTGATCTGGTCACGGGCCCAGTCCGGGAGCTCCTGGCTCACGTTCTCGGCGGTCGAGGTGTCGTCACTCACGGCGATTCACCTTTCTAGGCTGCCACCTGGGCATCCTGTAGAAGTTCTTGTATTCTGCCAGCTTCCACCTCGCGGCGGAAAGCCTTTCTAGCCTCGTGGCCTCGGTACCCCTGGCGCCGTGTGACGTCATTCCAGAGGGCTTCAGCAGCCTGCCAGCGTTCCCGGCCTTCCCAACTCCTGGTTGTGAAAACCGGCACAATCTTGCAGTCGCAACCGTCGTGCCACGCATTCATCTGTTCGCCCACAAGCTCGCCGCCCCCGGCGTCGAACTCAAATCGAGCGCCCGCGGTCTTAGCAGTCTTGTAGACAGGTCCTCGAGAAGCTAGCATCCAGCACCAGCCGCACGTCTCCGCGCCGGTAGGTACCCGTGCCCATCCTCTCACAAGGCGGGACTTGCCCTTAGCTTCTCGCTTAGCGTTAACCTCATCGTGGAGGTCATCCAGCGAAATCTCAGAGGAGGTGAACTCGTCATCTTCCTCCCAGATAATCTGGTCGTCGAGAGCTTCATCAACATCGCTGACAGCTCGCAGGATCTCCCGCCGTCCGCCGTTCTCAACCGTCCGAGCCACACGCAGTGCAGCCCGCGCCACCTCGTTAGCCGTCGTATTCGGCTTCATCATAAGAGGGCGAACCTCCTCCATATCCTTAACGAACCTCTCGAAGGAGAGTCGAGGAAGTGGCCGGTTCGGCATAGGCGCGTCGGTGACCTTGGCCCGCTCCTTCTCGTACAGGCGGCGAGCAAGGTTAGCCCCGTAGGTGTAACGGGAAGCAACTTGAGGGAAGATCGTTTGCAGTAACAACCTCCAGATGGGGAGGGTGACCTGCCTCGAAGCATAACCCGCGAAAGTCGTTGTGACCGACCTAATCACTGGGGCTACGTTGGCCGCTTGAGCGGCCTCTAATTCAGCTAGGTTCATCGCTCACCGGCTGTTCATACATAGCGTTCAAGGCGTTGATGGGGTCTGTCTTATCCTCAGCCTCCATGCGGCGTCGCTGCTCAGGTGAGTAGCCTGCGTCGATACGAGCCTGTTCCTTAGTGATGAAGCCCGCTCCGTTCGCATACTTCTTCGCTGTAGCATCCGCGATAGCAGCCACCGTCGGTGTCGATGGGTCGCGCCACAGGGCTTCCATGCGGAAATCGTCCAGCGAGAGCTGGCGGCCCATAACCAACAGAGCAACGCGCATAGCGCGCTCCCACGCATCCCCGAACTGCACTGTCAGGGACTCGCAGGTGCGAACCAGCCGGGTTTCCGCTGCTCGAATAGCCTCAGCAGATGCTGGGTTGTCGGAGGAGCTGGAAAGGTAACTCGGAGGTAAGCCCGTGTAAACGGCCGCCATGCGGAGAAGCTGGTCGATAGCTTCGGTGAAGTTCCGAAGCTCCGCTGCGTTCAGCTGGGAAACCTTACCCTGGGGGTCTTCGATCGCAATGTAGCTGTTGATGTACAGCTCCAGCGGTGACTTTGTGTCGCCCTTAATCTCGTTGGCCGAAGCACCGAAGATCACACGCTGGGGTGTAGCCATAAGTTCAGAGGTAGCCTGCATGTTCATGAGGATGCGGCTAGCGGCGTCAGTGACCGACTGTATCTCCTCGGTGATGATCGAGGTGCCGTACAAGTCAGCGCTGTTGCTGCGACGAACAACCGGAACAACCGGCACAACGCCAAGGCCGTGCTGCACGGTTTCTGCAACCTTCAGCTGTCCCTGGTCGCGGAGGAAGTACTCAGTGCGATCCGGGAAGTAGAGGGTAGCAGACGCAACCTGGTTGCTGTCATCCAACACCTTACGGACGGCCCACAAGACCTCCCCCGTTCTGGGGTCAATCTTAGCGAAAAGTCCACGAGGCGACTCAACCTTGATGACCGGAATATCGGGCACCCGCAGGGGGTTAGCTTCGTCCTCCTCGGTAGGCGCTGAGATCGTGATGTACGATCGGCCATATACGAGGGAGTCTGTCACCTGGTTCACCATCTGGGAATCCAGTGAGTTGGCTCGGTACCATGCCCAGAGCTCATCGTCCCCAGAGGTGGTAGAATCTCCGCGCTGGAACCCTTCGAGAATCAGACGCTCCGCAATGGCGCTCACGTAGATACGCGGGATACCTACCTGTGCCAGCAGCTTACGCAGCTGCGGCGGGGTAGCGATGCCGATCGCCATGTCACGAGCTTGTGCGTTATAGTAAGACCAGAGCCGCGCGAAGCTCGTCTGGTACTTGTCCATCTCGTTAAACGCCTGGTCGAGAGTGATCTCGACCGGCTGTGGGTTTACCATGTGATAGCGCCTCCTCCGGTGCCGTTTCGTGTCTTTCGGTCAAGCAGGTACTGCTGCCTAGCGCCGAAAGCCAAAACCGCTGTCACGGCCCCGTCAATCTTCCGGCTGGAGTCCTTCGACTCCTTGCGGATGCTGATAGCATCCCATGGGGTTGGGTGTCGGTGAGCATTTAGAACGTACCACCGAAGCAGAGGATCACCATTGTGAGTAGCCTCACCCGACAGGATCGCATCGACGAACCTCTCGCAATCAAGCGCGAAGCGTTTCTGCGACCCGCGCATATCGAAACCGATCGGGCTGTTCGGGCTAGCCCAAACCTTCAGCTTCCTCTTATAGTCCCTGCTCCAAGCGTCGATGTACGACTCCATCTCGTGGACGTCCGAACGGAACGCCACAACCTTGTAACGCTCGAACAGCGAGCGGACAACCGCATCCACATCCTCGCGGGGAACCAACCCATCGGGCATCTTCTCCGGGTTCCACGTCCGAAGGAGGAACACAGCACCGTCGCTGATGCGACAAGCCGAGATAGCCGTATGGTCGTTCGACTTCGAGCCGTCCAAGCCAAGTGCGATCTTATCTCCAGGCTGGAGCTTCAAGCCCTCTCGGTAACCTGAATCCCACTCAGCGGGGGAGAACCAGGCATCTTCAGCGGCGTTGATCTGATTCAGGAACTTGCGCCGCGACTCCGACACCTTGTTACGGATATCGAGGATGTCGTCAATAATCAAGTCTACGTCGAGCCAGACTGCGTCTCCTCGAGCCACTAGTAGGCCCTGGCGCAGCGACTCAATGCCAGCGGCGAACCCCTCGGGATCTTCCTTCTCCGACGGGATCTCACCGACAGGAGTGTCTGAGGGAGCCTCTAGAGCGTCATACAGCAGGCGGGTATCCACAGCCTCGCCAGCTAGAGCTTTCTGGTAAGCGTCCCAGTCAGCCTCGCCTACGCTATCCTGTCCGGGAACGTGAGCGTTGCAAATGCTGAGACTGCGACACGAGCCATACGCTGACTTAGTAACGTTACCAGCGATAACGTTGGCCATGTCCTTACCCTGGTTGGACTCAATCCACCACTGCGTTTCGTTCTGCACAACGAACGTCGGACGCTTACCTTCCAGCGCCATAGGGGAGCTAGTTACGCCCTCGATCATCTTCCCTCGGTTGTCGTACACGATCGTCTTGTTGACGTCGAGTCCGAACTCCTCCTTCATGTGGGGGGAGATTAGCGAAGGGAATAGCGTGAAGGTGTTCCTCGTCTGGTCATTGGACACAGCGGCAATCTGAACCCAGGGGTCATACTTTGGCTTACCAACCGCCTGGCCTTCAGTGTCGAAATGGGAAAATTCCACAGGTCCAAGAAGCTCTGCTAGCGACAACGCGCCTACCAGAGGGTCCTTGCCCCAACCCTTCATGCGCCTCAACGTTCCCGATCTGTAGACAAACCGTCCGTCAGAATCCACAGCGTACCACCAGAGAATGAAGCGAGCCTGCTCCATCGTTGGCATGAACGGCTGGCCTGCATAAGGCCCTCCAGGGGTAAGTACATACTTGTACAGCCAGTTCAGGATACCCCAGCCGAGGGTGTACTCGGGGAGAACCCAGTCGCCGTTATCGTCAGTGGCCCACGTCGGGCCGATAAAGTGCGGTGCCGCCATTACCAGCCTCTCGTCGCTCACGCCACTCTACGAATGTTTGGAACGGAGGTGGAGGAAGCTCCAGGCCTTTAGCTGCAGCCCAAAGCTCGATACCCCGCATCAGTCGTGTAACCCAGCGGATGTACTCGAATTGCTCACTCTCCGATTTTTGTAGTTCAGTTATCTGTTCCTGGAGACGTTTCTCCAGTTCGATCTGCCCCTCTTCGAGGGATCGAATACGCTTCTCTGTGTACTCCTCTTTCTTCTTTCGGCTATTTTCCTTTGTCCGGGAGAGCCACTGGAAAGCAGCGGGAATCCCACCAAAACGCTCCTTTAACGTGCGCTCCGAAAACAGGGCTGTTCCGCCGAAGATGAAGAGAAGTACCAGGGTGAGCCACTGAATACCCGGGTGTTGAGGTAAATTCGTTATGTGCTGCACCCAGTCCACTACCAGGCTCCTTTCAGGTACAAAATGTGTTACCCGGCTGCACCCCGCTTCGGCGGGGGAGCCTCTAGCCTGATGCAGTGGGTTTGTTGCTACCTATCAGTAGCGGCCAGTGTTGTTCCCGATGGAGGGAGCAACCTGGTCATCATGAATCTCGGAGCGGACAGCCGCGCCGTACTCATTGATCTTGTTGATCTGAGAAGCAGACCAACCATTGCGGGTTTTCTTAACCCCGAAGACTGTAAGCAGGAAGCCTACAATCAGGATACCAAACTGAACACGCTCATCTGTAGCGAACGGCTGGGTGCCCAGCCATGCCAGCAGAGTTGCGACGAAGCCGACAGCGGAGGTGATGGTATTCGCATTAGCGCGGAACCAGCTCTGCTTCTCGATTTCAGAGTTCAGGAAGTCAGCAAGGAAATCAACCTCGCGGAGTTTAGGGAAAGCCATTTAGGCTCCTTTCTGTTGCTCCAGTTTTTCGACACGCTCATTCAGGGACTTCAGGAGGCTAGACATGCTGAGCACCACCTGAAGAGTCTGGTAAGCGTGTGAATCAGCGTTCAGAAGAGCGTCGAGCGGCGTCATATCAACCGTCGAGCCGGGAACGCGGGAGCGGTAGCGGCGATCCAAACGGTCGAAATCCACTTCTGTCTCCTCTTTCTTGCCCCCGAATGGGGGGTTGTCAATGTACTTGTTGACACGTGCGCGGAAATCGTTCATGTCGATTCCGCCTGGGTCCCACTTCCCTTGGGCCGCGCCCGAATACTCCTTGTGACCCAGGAGAGTATCGGGGGTAGCTCGCTTGCCGAGGAACCAGAGAATCGCAGCACAGCAGCGGTAGTAGGCATCTAGCATGGCTGGTGGCCAAGGTGAGGTGCCGTCACTTGCTGCTTCGATGCCGATGGAAACCTGGTTGGCTGCATTGGTAGGCCAGTTAGTGAACCAGCCAGCGCCTGCGTGCCATGCAATACCGACGCCAGTTAAGACTGCGGTACCGTCTCGGTTAAGGTGAATCTGACTACACAGCCCGAGTTCTGGGTGCTGAGCGATGTAGCCGGGGATGTCAGTGTTCGTGCCTGTGTGGTGCACGACAATGCCTTGAATGCGCCCGAAGTCGCCGTGGCCGCGATCACGCCAGCCTGGCCACTCTTGGACGCGGACACCAAACTGTTTCAGTACGTCTGGCAGGAACGTCGGGTCGCCCCGCCAATTGGGGTTGGGGTTTACCATTACAGCTCCTCTACTGTTACAAGGGTTTGGACTTTGCTCGTCGCGTTGGTGCCAACGCGGATAGCAACTTCAGGATGCCCGCTCTTTGCAGTCCACATCGTAGTGTCTACGTCTAGCGAAACAGCCTTCATATATACTGTAGACGTCTCATTGCCCAAAAGAGCGTCACCTTTGGTCACTGTGATGTTCGTCACGGTGAAATTATCAATGCCCTGAGTGGTCTCAGGAGTGTACTGAGGCGTCACAGTAATGCGGTACCTGCCCGTTCCTAGCTGGAGTTTTCCACTTTCGAGGTTCACTCCTCCGCCTTGGACCAACGTTAATTCAACGGGGGTAGTAGGGGGGGTAGTTTTGTCAGTCGAGACCGTCGCAGGCCCCCGGAAAATCGCCTTAGCTTGGCCCGCCGATGGGTCACGATTCGTCCACTTGATAGACTCGTCGATCATCCACGGAGCAGGCACAGAATCCCACGGGTTGTTATTAGCGTCCTCCGCGCCACCCGAGAACGTATCGTCGGTGACGTAGATCGAAGCAACGTTAGACTCGCTAGCCTTCTTCAGAATAGCCCGCATCTGATCCTGCGTAGCATTGTGGATCGCATGGAAGAACCGCGTCGGAGGATACTTTCGGTACACATCAGGAGTGACAGGGGCCTCCGTATCATTCAGATACTTCTCCGCCTTCTCCTCAAACGACATCAAAATGTCTGTAGCATTCAGAACATCCTCAGTCGTGTTAGTGCCCGGGTTGCCCATCACGACGAACTTCTCGCCGTACTTAGCCTTCACCGTCTTGTAGATGCGCTGGTAGAACGGGACCAGGTTCTGAGAAGTACCCCAACCATTCACCATCTCATCCAGGAAGACGCCAGTCACGCCGTACCACTGGACATATTTGTCGATGTCTGCCAGCACGCTCTCGACCTTCACGGTCGCCTTAATCGTGCGAACGTAGCCCAGCATGGGCTTCCTGTACGGGCGCAGCTTATCAACCAGCGAAACGAAGTCGTGTTCCTTCTTATCGCCCACCCCCGAACGGGGGTTGATAATGAAGAACGGGGCCTTGTCGATGTGGTCAAACACCGTCTTCCACTTCGAGTTCGTGGCGAAATCCTGATCCGCCCACCAGTAGGTGACCGGCACCCAGTACCGAGACGCCGCATCCAGCGGCAAAGGAGTGTAATCCTCCTTCGGCCCCGCCGTCACAGCATCCGTGTAGTCCGGTGCATTCGGATTCAGGTTCAGATTCTGGATGAATGCCTTCTTCGGATCAATCGAACCGGGCGCCGCCTTGTTGCCCGTGATCGAGTTGTTGCCAACCTCGGAACGCTGGTGACCCTCCTCCAGGTGGATCTTAACCATGTGAGCCGCATAGGACTCGTCAATCGTCTTGCGGTAGTAGTTGTTCGACACAACACAAGAGTTCGGGTTGTAGATCGCAACCGCGGCCCAGTCAGCCGGGCGCTCCTTCAGACGGGTGAAGTTCTCCCCGCCTACATCCTGAATGTGGTTACCCGTGATGATCGTGCCCGGACCCGAGCACGCAACGCCGTGGTTCCACGCCTTGCCGATCATGTTGTTAGCAACCAGACTGTAGGCTCCAACGGAGATCCCATTGTCCTTAGAGACAGGTAGTGAGTTGTTCGTAATCACAGCATTGTGACACCCGATCGTGAGACCGATCGGCTCAAACCCGACGGAGGAGTCCGACATCTCGACAGTGTTGTTCGAGATCTTCAGGTAGGTAGGGCTGCCGTTGTCGTTGCCAGTGCCTGCAATGCCCATGCCGCACGAGATGTTGCGGAGGTAGTTATTCTCAACGCTCACGCCGAAGCTGTTGTCCTTCACCAGCACGCCGTAGCCCGATGCCTGGTTATTCTCAGTCTGCTTCAAGCCAGCGCCGTCAACACGGCACTGTCGGATAGAACTGCTGGTCACGCCCGTGACCGCCACGCCTACAGCCTTGTAGCCCTGCATGATGAAGGCGGACCCGCCACACTGCTCGACAGCCACACCCTTCAGGTGCACGTTCGAGGCATTGGTGATCTGGAAACAGTGCTGAGGTTTCTTAGCATCGGTCCACTCCATCTTGACGAGCAGATCCTCAATCTGGAGATTCTTAGTGCCGTCGCCCGAACCTACCAGGAAAGCTGCTGGCGCCGTGTCTTGCGGAGGTGCCCACTTCAGGATCGTTGACTCGCCCTGGCCGCGGATCGTCTTGCCAGACGCCTTACCGATCAAGACCGTAGTCTCCAGCTCGTATTCGCCCGCTGGGATCTCAATCGTCTTAGCCGCCGGATCGGCGATCGCCGTATTGATAGCCGCCGCAATCTTGTTCGTACCAGCCGCTGGCTTCACGACGACCACGCCCTCGACGCCCGTAGGCGAGGGAATCTTCTTCACAGCTGCCTCAACAGCCGCATTCACAGCCGTTGTGACAGCGTTCTGATCGATGGCGCCTCCGCCCTGCGGCGGATTAGCTCTCAGCCACTCCTCCGCGGCCTTCTCAGCCGCTTTCTTGATCTCCTCCGGGGAAGCCTGTGGAATCGCCCTCAGAGCCTCTGTGAGCTTCTGATCGAGCGTCTGGGTAAGCTGGCCCTTCAACTCCTCCTTCAAGCCGTCAGACGCGCCCTGAATGGTGCTGAGGGCTGTATCCCGAGCAGCCGCTATGGTGCTCTCCGCTGCGGAGCCAGCACCTGAGATCTTGCTGAGAGCTGCATCGCCCGCATTTGAGATCTCGGTCACAACCTGAGTAGCTCCTGAGACAGCCTGTGTGGCGGCCGTAGCTTGTTCCTTCACCTCTCGGATAGCATCACGCACACCGTCAAGCTCACTCGGAGGAGCAGACGGGTTCTCGAGCAGATCCGAGAGGTTCACGGTCTCCACCGCAGGCACCATCACGCGGAACGTGAAGTACCGGCCCGCCGCAAACAAGCGGATCGTAGCCTCCCCTGGGGTGACTCCAGTGAACTCTGCCTTGCCGTTAACCAACGGCTTAGGGTCCGAGGCCTCTGGAACCAGGATACGGGTCGTACCAAAGGCTGGCGTGGCCCCTGAAGCTGCAACCGAGACGGTCCCCTCGACCGCTCGGCCCAGCACGGTCTGGAAGTCACAGATGATGTTAGCCAATCTGACGCCCTTCTAGTCGTTGTCGGAAAATTTCAGCGATGTCTACAACCTCAGCAGCGCTCTTATTGCGTTCGATTTCCAATCGGACACGACGTCGCTCACCCTCTTGCAGAAGTGCGTTGCTGAACAAGGTGTTCACCTGCTGAAGCATCGCGGGAGATGGACGCTTGGACTTAAGTAGCTGGTCGGCGAAATGGAGGGCAAACTCGAGAGTTGCCCAGTCCGAAGGTTCGTAGTATTGAGCCTGGCCGCTCTCGGCGGCCGACTTCCACAGACGCTTCACGAGGTAGTGAGGGTCTTCAATCCCCAGCTTAGGCTGGTTAACGGGCCCCGCTAAGGAGATAACTTCGACGTCGTTCTCCTTGTTCCGGCGTATGCGCTCCGAACTGCGCTTAGGTACTGGTCCTGGCACTGGTGTCTCCTGGGTGTTTTTCTGCTGGTCGTAGACGTAACTCACGCCGTCGCCTGAGGGCTTCGGCTGATTCGCGCTGCGTCTTAGCTTTGTGACACGCAGCACATAGGGATTGCAGGTTACTGGGGTCGTGGTTGTTACCGCGCCGTATGTGGTCCACGTCGGTGGCCGTTCGGCTACAGCCCGGTCCCTGAATCTGGCAGATCCAGCGATCGCGCTCCAGCACGAGTCGGCGTAGCGAGTTCCAATTCGCGGGCAATTCGCCGCGTCGGCGGGATGTCCAAGCCATGTTCCGGTCTCCTGCGAGGTCTGGTTGGGGCTAGAATCGCCAGAATCGGGCCTGTAAGGCCCTCTGAGCGACTTTCTAGGCTTCCCTGGGTGGTTGTAAGGGTAATGGGGTCTCAAGCCGTTAAAACGGCTGTTTTGAGCGAAGGCCGCCGGGCAGTTGTTCTATCCGGTTAAACCCGGTCCCTCACGTCAACGCAACGCCTTGCGCCTGCAAGGCTTGCATTGCCCTTCGGTCAATCCGAAGGTGAGTGAGATACGAGCTTTTCAAGCTCGCGCGCTAAGAGGCCCCCGCAAGGGGCCTCGTAGCTAGCTCTCCGAAGGAGGTGTATTTACCACCTTTGGAAACAATTCATGTTTTCCGAAGGTGAGCGAAGTATTTCTTTCTTTTAGCGCTATCGCTAGATGGCGCTTTTCTTTCTTTAGCTTAGCGCTTTAAGCTCTTTTATTGAGCTTAAAGCTAGATAGCTTAAATAGCTAAGCTAAAGCGTTCTTTCGTTTGTTACTACAGAACGCTTAGATACGCTACGCTTAGCTCGCTGCGCTAACCCCAACCCCCTTACCCCCTTCCCCTTAAGCTCTCAACCTAACTGTAGACGTCTCAAACGCCAAAAGAGCGTCATCTAGCTAGTGTGACGTCAGACACACATAGATAAGTGCAGGTCAGGAGAGTGGGCGGGGGTAATTCAAGACTACCCCCGTTAGCTATCTCGGGGCTCCGCCGCCGAACGCGAGCGGGGCCCAGCGATCGCGGGCCAGACGCCAGCACAGTACAAACCACAATGCTAGATAGCAAATGCGTTTACACCCTGACCCACCTTTGAAAGCTAAATAGCCGCCTCAAAGGGCGGCCTCTTTTGAGCGAATTGGGGGCGCGTATTCCCCTTTATCCACCTCCGAATAGAAACAATTAGCGTAGCGAAATGCTTTATAGAGGTTGTGTTGTCCATCACTCCTTCGATGGTGAGCGATCCGGGGGCGCGCAGCTGATCGTTCGCTTAGGAACCCGTACAGCCGGGCGGAGGCGCACTACGTACCGATGCCTTGCGGGGGCGGGGGTATACCCCCCTGGGGGCGTGGGCAAGCTCACACGCGGGGGCGAAAGCGCTGGTAGAGACGCTAGCGGGGGCGCTCAAAGCGCTAGACAAGCCCGAGAGAGCGGGGGTAGCGGGGTTGTACTTACTAGCCGAATGTGGTAGGGTCCGCGCACACCCGTGCGGGGGTAGTAAAGGGTGCAAGCGGTCTGCCCGCTGCAAGCGTGCTAAAGCAACTCAAGCTAGCCCTCCCAGGGGGCTAGCGGGTGCAGTGCAAGCGGAAGCGAAGCGGTAAGCCAAGCAGCAGCACTCAAGCCCTCCCTGCAGCAGCGCTAGCCGAAGCGGCTAAGCAGAGCCACGTAGCCAGGCTGGTGCGGTGCTGTAGCTGGGACGGGGCACCGCGACACCAACAGGTGGCGGGGGTCCGCGTTGCGTAGTCGCAACGGGGGGTGTCTGATCCACCTCTGACCTGCTGGTTTGTAGAGGGTGTTACCCCCGAGGTTGACACAGCGGTGGGGTGTGCGTAGATTAAGTCATGTCAGCGAGACAGAGACCCGCAAGGGAGGAAGTCAAGCAGACAGACTCCAGTACCAGCTGGTAGTCAGACCAGCTAGAACAGCGGGTTTGACAGACAACCTGAAGCGTGGTACAGTGAGAGACACTCAAGCAGAGCAGTAAAGCTTGCTAGGTCAGCCTCCATCAGTTAGCCGAAATGGAACTGCATAATCGCGGGGTTGACACGCAACACAGAGTCTGCTAGAGTGAGATACAGCGCCTCACAGAGAGTGAGGGCGAACCCCCGAACGGGGGGGTCAGGAAGCCTACAAGGTAACTTGACAAGCTGAATCCCAACAGCTACAATGGGAACCGTTCAGCGGAACAGAGCTGAAAGCACATCACCGCCAGGTGATGGGCACCGCAAAGGAAAGCTGAACAGCGTTGTGTGATACGGCCCACCAAAGGTGGGAGCGAGGGCGGATAGGTCCCGAAACGTGACATGGATACCCAGGCCATGGTGAGTTTGTAGGAAACCAGCTGCTAATAGAATCTAAGGAAGTGCTAAGCACCTGCACATGAAAGCTTGATGTAGGTGTAAGGACTGCATAGTCCCGAACCGCATAGTCCCCCATTCGGGGGTACGATGGAGCGGGTACGATAGTCTAGCGCTTCCTGCTCACCTAGATAGACTAGGTGGGTGGAACCGTCCGCTAGAATGGAGAGATTCTAGCGGGTGAGTCCTGCCCATTCTCTCTATAGATAGGATTTGACAATGACACTGTACAACTTTTTCCACGTGTTGGTTAGCATGAGCGTTGAGGGTTCGACGATGAGGTCTTACCAAGCTTCGGATACCGCAAGCACGTTGCGTGATTGGACGCTTGACGCAGCCAACGGTATGACTGAAGACGCTGCTGTTCGGCACTTGATTGAGCGGGGTCACGACGGTAGCGATCCCATCACGCAGGTTGTGATCGACTTGATCGACGTTGAGGGGTTTGCAAACCCCGCTCAACTGCTTGTTGACACCATTGAAGATGTTCGTGAACAGGTAGTAAGCGTAGCAGCTTAAAGTAAGACTGACTCACCCCCGAAAAGGGGGTGTAGGCTTAGTCAGCGATTAGGGGCGTAGCCCTGATTTTCCTAGTGGTTAGGGTTACGTTAGTAGCCTAGCTAAGGGGTGGTATCCTTAGTCCCTAGTCGCTGATGGGTCTGCACAGAGTGCCCGATCCAGTGATGCACCATCGACTACACTAAGTAGGTAGTCATGGATTCCACGAAAACGGCTCCAGGAGCGCGTCTAAGCGCTTTAGGCAGCCAACCCTACCCGATATACCCAACCGCCTTTCTGAAAGGCGGAACAGCCCTCAAAAGGGCGTGAAGCACGCCTAGGGGGCGATACACTATGGAGGATTACACATCATGTTCGCATTCATCGTTGAGCTTTTCGTCAACCACAGCTATGTTCCTACTCTGGATCTGTTTGGTCTCGGTGAAGATAGCTTCATTGTTGATCAGCTGATCCGCGCAAGTGAAGTCGTGTTTGGGCTGAACGGCCCCCGCTTCTAACTCAATCAACCTCCCAACTTGCCCACCCCACCTGTAGGTGGGGTGAGGCTCTACCAGAAAGACTAGGAAAATACGATATGGAATGGACGACACCCAAAAAGCTGTTTACCAAGGTCGGCTAGCTTCCATCAAGGAAGCCGACTCTAAAGCCGCCTTGAGGGACGAACTGTACTGGCCCCTTAACTCCAACCGATTTGGTTGGGAGTCTTCAGCTATAGACGTTTGGATTGAAGATAGTTTTTGGGAGCTACTGGACCTGCCCGAACCCTTAGCCGCTGATATGAAGCAGTTAATGGAGGAAGCTAAGGAAGCTGCTACAACCTACTACATGGAGTGGGACGACTAAGCCAGTGGGTGACCACTTCGCCACCGTTGTAAGATGGTGGCGGGGGAGTGGTCTACTGACCAGGGAAGCCCTATTGTCTAGATACTAGGAAAGGCCTGGAGCATTGTACCTTATAAACGGTACGCCCGTGAAAGAATACGCTTTGAGCGTGAAAGCAAACAGCTTGTCGGTAGACCGGCTATCCGCCCTATCAAACCCCTCAACACTAGCAGCTATTGCTGATGCAGAAAATGCCCCCCAGCTAAAAGCCTTGGCTACTAAAGTGAACCTCACAAAGCTTTTCGATACGATAGACAGAGCCGAGGTGTTTGAGACAGTCGATCCGAAGCTGAAGCTCCACAACAGTAACTACCTGGAGGCGTGGACGTACCTCCCCGAACATATCGAAGCCTTGCGCGAAGTGCTGACCAATGTTTGCCGTGAAGCCTACTGTTACAGCATGCACACCGTGTACATTGACGGCGATGTTATTGGAGAAACCGAGGGCTACGACGATTCCGAACTGACACGATCGTACCTTTGTGAGCAGATTCAGGAGCTTGTTCGTCTTTCGATCAAGTACAGCGGACTGGTGTAAAAGCAATGGCTTACAACTTAGATAGGCTGAAATGGGAAGACGCTCCAAGGGACTGGTTCGCGTTTGGCCGCGCTATCGTAGCGAACCTACCGGACTTCGACCCAAAGGAGGGGCTGCACGTTATCGTGCGTACCCCTCACACGTCAGGACAAGAACCAGTGATGCTAGCCCCCGCTAGCCCAACGGGGATTAGCACACCCTCGGGATGGGCTTCATCTGAAGATGAAAAGGAATGGCCGGTGCTTGACGACCTATTCGGTCGTGAGCATTGGCAAGCGTTCCTAGACAAGTATCGGATTCCGCGAGAACCCGCCTAGTGCTTGATCACCCTATCCCCCGACTCACCCGCAAGGGTGGGGAGGTAGGGGAGTGGGGTACTAGACACAGAGAGAAAAAGGTATGAGGAAGTTACAGCAGCTGCTAGCTGAAGTCGAGCAGAAACTAGAGCGGACCCAACTGGAGTGGTTCCGAGGCGTTCCCGATCCGATCCAGCCACTGATTAAGGGTTGGTCGAACACGCAAGTGTGGGCCTTATCGGGACCCCAACTGAACACACTGTACACAGGACCGGACGCCACTAAACCAGCTTTGTTGCAAGACAGCTTCCTGCACCCGATTATCTATCGGGCAGCGTATGACGTATGCGGGGCAACCGCGGCCCCTGAAAAGGTTTGGGTTGAGTCGGCACCGCGTGACGCTATTCTAGAGAAAGCAAAAGAAATGGCCGCAAATCCAGCGAGCAACGTGCTTGACTTTGTGAGTCAGTATACGCGGGTGCACGAACAAGCTTTGCTTGCCTCACCAACTACGCTGATTCAAATGCCGTTGGAGCGTGCAGCCATTCAGGCTCACCGAAAAGGGTTCGCGGAGCTATCAAAAGCTATGACCGAGTGCGCCGAACTGCTTCACGCGGAGGCTCGGAAGTACTGTGAAGCTGTTGACTTGCGTTGCAGTTCGTTCACCGGGGGGTGGGTATAAAGCTATGGGCTACTTCGACATACAGGAAGCCATTCTAAAGAAGTGGAACGACCAGCCTAGCCGTAACCAGTGGCTAGTACATGGATGCTATTGGGAGCTGGTGGTGACTTCCCTAGTAGGGGATAGGTTGCCAAGCAACCCCCCGTCAGAGGCCTATGTCACAGCTATGTTGCACAATCACCTGAAAAGGCATGGTGCCCCTTTAGTAGCACCGTACTCCAAGGTGCTTTCGTCAATGGCTGACGCTGAAGTAGCGGCCGAGGTGACCCTTAGCGGCCACGTGCGGGACGTATTCAGCGTGGCTTTCAGCCAGTGCCGAGAGGCCTATCTGCATAAGGTTCTCGCGGGTACTGTAAAAGACATGGTGGCGGAGTTCTTCGAGGAATGGGAAGAGTGGGAGGGTTACCCGTGAGCCAGTTCACCATTGACGTACTCGAGCTTGCTGTCAAGCAAGGGCGCGCTGTAACGAAAAGCACGATGTTCAGCTTAGCTATCGCAGAGAGTTCCTTGAATAAGCGGGGGCTAGATAAGAAAAGCTATGATACAGCTGTTGTGTTTGCTGCTTCGATGCAGCCTCACCTACTTGATGAATGGGTGAGGGCGTGCTACGCAAACGAAAAGCCTCTTAGTGAAGACCTTGTCGAGGGGTTCCGACACATCTACCCCGACTGCTACACGACCCAGGGCTACGCCAAAGCTTATGAAGCGGGTTTGTACTTTGGCTCTGCAGACCCGAATAAAAGGGTCACCCAGAAACAGATTCTAGTGAACCTAGTGGCAGAGACATACGAAATTCTGGAGAAAGAAAAGGTATGAACAAGGACACCACGCTAGCCTGGTTGCAGGAGCTAAGCGCTAGGGGCTTGATCCAACCGACGGGCGCAGAACGCTTCAGCACCTACCCCCGACCCGGTCAGGAGCCTAGCACCCTGACTCCGGCTATGTCTAGGAAGCTGATAGCGCAGAGAGTGGCACGTTCAGCCAAGGGTAATATCGCTCGCATGGCCACGAAAAGGTATCGCCAACGTGCAGCCCACAAGGCTAAGCAGTTGGGGAGAGTCCCCAGCAGCTCACGAATTCTGACCGTAGCCTACCTATCCGAACCCGGCTACGTAATACCTGCAGCACCTGGCGATAGATGGGCCTACAATGAGGCCATTCGCATGAGGCACGTCGAGGAGGTTGCCCTAGACGGGCTGGTCGTCCAGCTAGGTTGGGCTACTGCAGTAGCTGCTAGTATAACTGATAGCCAACACGATGAGGGTCTTGACACCTTTGATCTTCTAAAAGGTATGATCGCCCGAGTTGAGCAGTCTACACAACCGGCCATTGTTCGTAGCCGAGAAGAAGCAATTGAGGTGCTGGAAGACGTGACACAGTATGTCAAAGATGCGTTCAGCAGATGGGAGGACTAGACGATGACTAAGAACAAGCTTATTGACGTGGTGCTGAATAGTGAAGGCCCACAGTCGGTGAAAGATATGGCGCTGAATTGCGCTGAAGGGTTGCCGTACGGCGCTCGGGAGAACGTTCCGAAGGACGTTCTGCTGCATGAGTTCACCTCTGAACTTCAGGAAGCTTTGACGCATGAGACGGGCTTTACCACCTCCGAGTACCTGCAGTACATCGAGGCTGTGACGGGAGGGTTACAGGCATGAGGAAGTGCCAAGCCCTAGCGGAGCTACCCGATGGTAGCGTGCAGGTGATCGAGTTTACGGTGTCTGACAAGGCCGTAGACGCATTGGAAAAGCGGGGGGAGGACTTCCCCCTTATCGAAAGGTTTCACGACGTCCTAGAGGCTGCTGGCCGCGTTGAGGACCCCTTTAACTCAGTACTGTTGGAGGTGCTATGACAGCGGCGATGGGAATTGGAGCATTAGCGATAGCTCAGCTGGTGTTTGCCTACCTAGCGTGGGCTTGGGAAGAGAACCCCCTGCAGGGGTTCATCTGGACCACCCCGCTAGCTATGAACTGCTTCATCCTAGCGTTTGGTGATGCAGCGTTCTGGCTGATTCCAGCGGTTTCTATCATGTGGGTGACGATCCTATTCAGTGAGGTTTCCCGAGTGTTCGGATACGGAGTTGAAAAGGCATGAGCGAGTGTGCAGCGATTATGACCGAGCTGGCTAGCTGGACCGTGGGCCTAGCCTTGGTGGCAGGGCTGGCAATCCTAGTGCTGTTCTGGGAAGGGTTTAAATGAACCCATTAGCCGTGTTTGGCGTTGTTATGGGGGCTGCTTTTGTAAGCGTTATCCTAGTAGCTTTTATAGAGGAGTTTAAATGAGTACAGTAGCGGGGCTTTTGCTGGGCCTACTCTTAGGGTGGTTAGCAGGGGTACTGCTTGTCGCGTTCGTGGAGGTGTGGGGCTGATGTATGATTCACTCAGGAACTTCACAGAAAAAAGCTTTGAGCTGAACAACTATCGAAAAGCTTTCGTCGAGTTGGAGCTGGCCGATCAGCTGCGAATCTACCAGATGGCTAGCGACCTCTACCTGAACCCCCCTACGGGGGTGGAATGACAGAGAAAGTTCAACTAGCAGCCCCGACATACAAGCCGGGGCGTCGATCAGTAAGCCAGCACAACCAGTACGTTAGGTGTCCGCTCAGCTACAAGCTGTCGAGGATCGACAAGGTGTGGCGGCGACCAGCGTCTTGGCTGTCACAAGGTCTAGCCGTTCACGCGGCGATGGAGCATTGGGAGAAGTCAGACCGGACAGCAACCCTCGAAGAGCTGGAAGCTATCTACGAGGACGAGTTTTGGGAAAGCATTGGTGACCAGCAGACGACAACCCCCGACCTCGAGATGTGGTTTGGGAGCGGGCCCTATGATCCGGTTGCTGACGTCGAACGGCGGCGGCGCGTAGGTTGGAAGCAGATTCAAGACCTGATTGCGTACACCACCGAGAAAGGTGATCCAGTTTGGACCACCCCCGATGGTAAGAAAGCTATCGAGCTTAAGTTTGAGGTCGAGCTAGGTGGTGTGCCGGTTATCGGCTTCATCGACAAGATCGTCGAAACCAATAAAGGTTTGACCGTCCGAGACATCAAGACCGGCGCTAAGCCGGGTGACAAGTTCCAGCTGGCCACCTACGCGGAGGCTATCAGGTTGATGTACGGAGTCACCATCGAGCGCGGAGATTACCACATGGGCAAGACTGGCCGCCCCGGACGGGTGCAGCGTATAACCGCTGCGGATAGGCAGGAGGTGCACGAACACTTCGCTTGGCTGGAGGAGCAGCTGAAGGCTGGTCTCTTCCCCCCAACGGAAGACGAGAGTAAGTGTAAGATGTGCGACGTTGCAGCGTCGTGCCCATTCGCGCGGTAGGAGGAGGAGCTGTATTCACTAGCGCAGAGTTTAAAGAAATCGCAGGAGCTGGGAGAACCCCTGCCGCAAGTGTGGCCCAGTCTTGGGGTTGAGCTTAGAAAAGGCATGCTGGCGTTGATTGCCGCTGGCCCCGGAACGGGCAAGTCGGCAGTAGCGCTGAACTTTGCAGCACAAGCCGGTGTGCCAACCCTTTACTTCTCCGCTGACTCGGACGCTCGCACGCAACTAACACGAGCGTCAGCTGTCCTGACAGGAGAGAGTGTAGCGGATTGCACGAGGAAGCTGGATAGCGGGAAGATTCCGAAACAGGTTGAGGAGGCCCCGCTGATGTTTGACTTCAGTGCGGAGCCAGACCTAGACGCTATCGAGAAAGCTATGAGCGTTTACCTCGAGCTGTACGGCGAGTACCCGCACCTCGTGATTGTGGATAATCTCGGGGACGTGCGGTACCCCGGTGAGGGAAGCAAGTTCGACGCTCAGGATTCAGTGCTTCGATGGTTGAATGGTATGGCTCGGAAAACGGGGAGCTGCGTAGTAGTGCTGCACCACGTCACGAGTTCGTTCAACGATACGGCCCAGCCGATCCCCCAATCGGGGGTGAGAGGGCAGGTAACCCAGATCCCGAGTGTGATTATCACGCTCCATCGAGCCGGTAGCTACGATGAGGCGGTTGTTCTCGGAGCGTCGTTGGTGAAGAACCGAGGTGGCAGGTCGGACGCTTCCGGCCAAACGGTAACTCGACTCACCTTCGACATGCGGAACCTACGAATCACAGAGGAAACCAGCGTGGGAAGCACTACGACAACAGATGGGAGGTATGACCCCTTTGGCTGATAGAAAGCCCTGCATCGACTGCAAGGCTGAGGGGCGCGTGAATAAGCGCGCCACACCCTACCCAGGCCCTCGGTGTGCAACGCACCACGGTCTGGAGATGAAGCGGAGAAAGCAAGCTTCACGGGAGCGTTCACTCATGAAGCGCTTCGGAATCACGATGGACGAATACGAGGCCATCTACGAACATCAAGGCGGGGTCTGCTACATATGCAGGCGCGCTACCGGCAAGTCACGAGCACTTGCCGTTGACCACGACCACGACACCGGGTACATCCGAGGGCTGCTGTGCAGCAGCTGTAACAAAGGTGTGATAGGCCACTTGCGAGATAGTGTCGAGACGCTACAGCGAGCTATCACCTACCTGGAGGACCCTCCAGCCCAGCAAGTAATCGGAAAGAGAGTAGCACCACAGTGATTATCGAGAATGACAACGAGTTCGACGCGGTACGAGAAAGGATTGAGCACGCCCTCCTGACAGGCGCAGATAAGGCAGCTCAGGCTGTTGTGGAGCATCTGAAGCGTGCACCCGCCGAGATTATTGAGAGCGTTCAGGAGGCTGTTCGCAACGCGGTTGAGGACCTTCGGGACTGCTCACACGAGCTGATTGAAGATGCTTAGCCGTGGCTATTGAGAAAGTTATCGAGTACTATTTCCCATCGTTTGAGTTCTCGCCCCGGCGATTCAGCTGGCAGGCCGTCTCCTGTCCCGTGCACGGTGACAACCACAAGTCAGCGAGTCTGAACATCCCCGAGGATGCCTTCAACTGCCATGGTTGTGGGTTCCGGGGGGACAGCCTGCGGGTGATCCAAACGCAGGAGCCCGAACTAACCTTTGAGGAGGTGTTGAAGAAGTTTGAGTCAATCACTGGAGAGCATCACCAGCACGTACAAGAAAGCTTTGGCGGGGAGTCCCGCCGAGGAGTACCTAGCCAGCCGCTCGCTTTCGGAGGAAAGTATACATAAGTTCGCGCTCGGATACGTCGCTGAGCCCGCTGTGGGCCACGAACGTTTCGAGGGGATGCTGGCTATACCGTACCTCCGCCGAGGCCCTCTCGGGAGCTGGAAAGTAGTTGGTATGCGGTTCCGGGCGCTTGATCCAATGATCAAGCCGAAGTACAACCAGCCTAGTGAGCAGAAGATCAGCACATTTAACCCGCAAGCTGTACTCACCACCGAAGGTGCCGTAGGTATCTGCGAGGGCGAGATCGACGCTATCTCAGCCTGCCAAGCTGGGTTACCGACGGTCGGTATCCCAGGTGCTCAGGCGTGGAAGCCCTGGTGGGCTGCTCTCTTCGAGCCAGTCAGCCGGGTTATTATTCTGGCCGATGGTGACGAGCCGGGCCTGGAGTTTGCAGCAAAAGTTAAGGCAGACATACCGCAGGCAGTTATCCTGCCTCACAACGAACGACAAGACACCAACTCGGTGTTGGTGAATGAAGGAGAGGAAGCTCTTGTCGAGCTTATCAACAAGTACAGATGAAGCCGCGGTGCTGGTCTACACGGGGCCGGGCTGCGTAGCCTGCAAGGCCACTAAGCGATGGTTGCGGAACCATGATGTAGCGTTCGACGAGATCGACGTCGAGGAGCACCCAGAGGTGCGAGAGCAGCTACTGGCTGAGGGCTTCACGTCCCTACCAGTGGTAGTGATCCGACCGACCGACAACACGGCTGTAGGGTTTCGGCCAGAGTTCCTGAAGGAGGAGTTGCTGTGAGCGCGAGGAAGCCGCGCAGACGAGCCACGACTTGCAACGTCACTCTCATTCCCGAGAGTGAGTTTCGGAAGTACCTCGCTGAACAAGGGAATGATCCAGACACCATCGATCACCTAGTTAAGCGGATCCCCAGCTATCTTGGGATGAACCACGAGGGTGAGAAGGTGTGGACGCTAGCTCAGCTCCGAGAGGGGCTGCTGCGAATCCAGCGAGTCGAGGAAGCTAAGAGAGATATTAAGAAAGCTTTAGTAGAGGAAGAATGAGTAAACTAGGAAACAAAGCATCTTTCCTTCAGGGAGTGCTGCTTGTCCCGAACCTTGTGGCTCTTGCAGGAGCAGCCTTCTTTGTAGAAGGCCCCACCTGGGTTGTCGTAGCCGCACGGGTGAGCCTGGCAGCCTCAGTAGTCCTGTGGGCTGTGGCTGGAGCCGCCTTGATTGCGGCTGGGCTGGTTGGAACTAAGAAATGAGGCAGCCGGTACTACGCACCTCTAACGAGGTGCAGCAACAAGCCGTTGACGCGGGGCTGCCGCCCTACGCGGTAGCTGTCGTCACGGGGATGCTACAGCCCGCGGGCACCCTCCATACTCGATACTCGGCCCGCGCCGAGACCCTGTACAACTCGCTCGAGGTCGATGGGGCAATCAACCTGCTGAAGAGCAGCAAATTCACTGAGCTTATTCCGGTGCTCCTATGCCCTGGGTTAGGGCGAGGGGTAGCCACCCAGGACGATCGAGAAGAGTTCCACTGGGCATCCAGGAGCCCAGAGAGTGACCGAACTGTTGAGGAAGTCTATGCGCGCCTTGATCACTGGGGGCTAGAATTACACTGGGTTGATCAGCCTCGGAAAGCGTTCTACACAGATGAACCGGAGCTTGTTCAGTTTATGGAGGCTTTAGATGGCATTGACCGATGAGGATTTCTTCAAGTTGCGGGAGATGCTCGACGCCCTGCACAGCGAGCAAGCTTCAGACTTGGAAGTGTCTATCATTGATGGGCAAGGTACTACAGTTAAGGTAGGGCCCACTGCTTACGGGTCTGTCATATTCGGTTTCGGGGACCTGCCTGGAGTACAGCGTATGCAGCTAGCTGGGAGTAGCCTCGGCGGGTGGGAGGCTGAGTTCGCCCTAAATAATGAAGACGTTCTCCGAGAGCTTCGGAGGTTCAAACCCGAGAAGGCTCGCAAGCAACTAGTTCAGGAGGCCTTCCGAACGGCTCCTGGACCCAGCAAGCCTCGCGTCCAAGGCAGTTCTAAGTCCGCGCTTTGGATTGAGGGGCTTGACGGTCAGGAGGCTGCAGCCTCATTCGGGAGCAAGCTACAATCCGCCGGGTGTCGGGTTAGGTTAATTGGTTCCGCCATTTTGGTGGAAGACCCCTGGCTTAAAGCCTGCCTGGCAGACTTTACCGATAGGCCCTCCGACAAGGGCGCGGAAGAGAAGCAGCAGGATGACGTTAACCACCCCAGCCACTACGCCAGCGAGAGCGGGCTGGAGGCAATCGAGGTTATCGAGGCGTTCTTCCACGGGAACGCCTTCCTAGCCAACACGTTCAAGTACATCGCTCGGGCCGGTAAGAAGGGCGGAGAGGCCAAGCGCCTCGAAGACCTGAAGAAAGCTCGATGGTATCTAGAGAGGGAGATTAAGCGTGAAGAAGCGCACTAGGATAGTTAGGAACCATCCAGCGTATGACCCTCAACGAGGTTGTTGGGTAAGGGTTCTGGCGATTCAACGTAATGGCCTTTTGGAAGTTGCTCCGCTAAATGGCGGGCCCTTTCCGCCCTACCTTGTAGAAGCTGATCAGGTCGAGTTGTGGCACCCTGAAGCAGACGTTAACGAGGTTAGATTGGAGGCTTTAATCTGGATCCCCGTGGGTAGTCGGATCACCGTTGGGGATACGGTCTACACCCGAGTAATCCGAGGGTGGCTCGAACAGGAGTATGACGAGCTAGCGGAGTACGAATACTCGAGATTCCTCCCGGATCCGGGGGTTGAAGACAAAGCTCGCGGCCGCTGGCGGTTAGATTGCAACAACCATGCAGGAACCCCGTACTTCCTGGAGGTACCTAAATGAAAACGCTACAATGGGAGCGCTGTAAGGACAGCACTTTCGCAGGTTACGATACGGGGGCATTTGTAGCACTAATCAAACCAGTTTGGTACCAACGGTACGGCAGAGGGCCTATAGCGCACTGTGCTGTTTGGGAGCAAGCATGGAAATGGGCCATGTACGATGAAAATATGGAAGTAGTTGAGTGGGGGGACGCTCTCACCGTGCCACGAGCACGAGAGCTAGCAGAAGAATCCTATTTTGCAGCAGAGGAGCTGTAGAAATGACGGAGTTTAAGCACGGCGAGATGGTGTGCAACGCTGGAGAGCTGTTCTACGTTCGGGTCACCTCCGAGGGTGAGCAGACTTTCCAACCAGTAACCTCCAGTACGGCAGCTCTCAACGAGAAAGCCATCCTAGCTATTTTGTACCCTCCTATGCCAAAAGAGCCCCCCGGTCAGACCCTCGCTGAGAGGCTGGTGTATTTAACCGCCAGCGAGTGCTGGGGCCTCGTAGATGAGGAGGGGTATGATGTTATGGAACTCACTCCAGAAAAAGAGACGTGGCGCCTGCGACACCGAGACTACAAAACGTACCAGCAGGTACTCGACTATGCTCCAGAGGTAAGCTACAAGCTTTTCAGGAGGCTTCCTCTCGGAACTAAGGTGAGGGACCCGAAAACTTACACCCTTACCCACGAGGACACAGGCTTCACCTTTAATGGAGATAGACTTGCTCCGCACATCGAGGGGAGATGGAAGAATTACTTCCAAGAAGTGATTGAGCTCCCCACTGAGTACAGCCTGCCTAACTACAAGGCTGTTTCTCCAGAGAACTTGTTGTGGAGTAAGACGCTCAAATGCTGGGTAGAGAAACCTTTTTCGGGAGACTATGCCAAAAGTCTCGTAACTGGAGAGGGCTGCCTCACTGATGCTGGCAGGGGTAAGCCTTTCTCGAAGATTGGTAAGCTAGGTAAGGGAGGTAAAGATGTTAAGAAACTTAACAAACTCCCTAAGGGGACTATCCTCACCGATGATAGTTGCGACACCTGGGAGCGCAAGACTGAGGGGCTTGTCTTTGGCCCTCATCTGAAGTTGGCGGAAGAACCTTTCTACTCCTTCGATAAGTACATGATCGAGATTCCGAAACTATAGAGGAAAGGATGGGTTACATGAGTGATCACAAATTCGAGATCAATGACGTGGTTTTCCACAAGAAGAAGCGCTTCATTGGATACATTGTCCAGTCAGACGACTCAGATAGGGAAATGATTGCTACCCCTAAGGGGGCTGCGTACGGGGTAAAGCGTAAGAATCTTATCAAGGTTGGCGATGCTTTAACTGCACCCGGTATCGAGCGGGATACAGTCCACAAGGCCATCAAAGCTCTGCCCGTGGGCAGCACCGCGGTGGATGACTCTGGCGACCTGTGGATTCGGACAAGAAGCGGCTGGAAATCGGTCTTGTTTGGCAGCATGACTCTAGAGCACTGGTTTAACAGTCCCAGCGTTAGGGTCTACCCGGCTATCTCTCAATCTAACTTCATTTCGAAAAAGGAGGCGTCCTGCGTAGAATCCTAGTAATTCCGGACACCCACTACCCCGATCACCACCCAGGCGTGTTCAAAGCGATCCTGGAAGTAGTGAAGTTTGTGGAACCGGACGAAATCGTTCATATCGGGGACCTGATGGACTACCCCCAGCCCTCCCGTTGGACCAAAGGTACTCGGGAAGAGTTCGAGGGTAACATCTACTCGGCGTCTGAAGCGGCCAAGAAGGCTATTCTGGAGCCTCTGAGGGCCGTTTTCGACGGCCCAATCGGGGTGCACGAAGGAAATCATGACATGCGCCCCCGCCTGTACCTGGAGAAGTACGCCCCGGCGTTGTCGCAGACCGACATGCTGAATTTCGAGAACCTGCTCGACTTCGACGGGTTCGGAATCACGCGGCTGCCGGACTTCTACAACGTAGCTGCTGGGTGGATCACCACTCACGGTCACCTCGGAGGTATTCGCCTCAACCAGAACGCCGGCATGACGGCGCTTAACGGTGCCAAGCGTATCGGCAAGAACATCATCATGGGGCACACGCACCGAGCGGGTGTCTCTTCGTTCACCCAGGGTATCGAGGGACAGACCAACACCATCACAGGTGTTGAAGTTGGTCACATCCTCAACCCGAAGGCTGTTACCTACCTTCGAGGAGCCAGTGGTAACTGGCAGCAGGGGTTCGCCTTGCTGGAGATTGACAAGAACAACGTCACACCCCGCATCCTCCCGGTGCTCGGTAACAAGGTGATCGTTGATGGGGTGGTGTTCCCCACACGATGACCGAGACAATCGACCTCGACAAGCTGGTTCGCGACGTCAAGCAAACACTGTCCTACTGCGCCAAGGTCACCTCCCGCAAGTGGGTAGGCCTCCTCTCCCAGGAGGAGATCGAGAGCGTAGTGCTGGAGTGGTTGATTAGCAACCCTTCCGCTCAGCGCGCTCTACTGGAGCGTTCACCTGCGGAGGTGAAGAAGTTGCTATTCTTCCGTTGCCGCCTAGCGTGCTCGCAGGAGCGCATCGACTTCGACCAGTTCAGCGGTAACTGGTGGTACAGTGTGGACGAGGTTAAAATCCTTGCCCAGGCGTGGCCCCGCAACGGTATCACCTCCATTGAGGAAAAGGTGGATCTGGAGCAAGCTTTCCACCGGCTACGCCCCGCGTCTCAGGACGCCCTGTGGGAGCTCGTCATCGACGGCACACCCCAGGACGCTAACCAACGTCGCCGCGCTAACCGCGCTCTCAACAACCTAGCTAACATTATGAATGCTTCCCGCAACAGCCGGGTTGCAGCTCACCTAGACAAGGGGGGCCGAACAGGCTCCCACCCAATCTCTTAAGGAGACCCTGTGTCAGATATTTTCGCTACCGAGGAAACCCAACAAGCAGATGAAGCCCAAGCAGCTACCAGCGTGGATGTTCAGCCCGAGGCGGCAGCCTCCGTGCCCGCAACCAAACCAGCAGCCCGTAAGGCTTCGGTGGAAGACTCCAACGGGAAAGTAGTAGTCACCCTCAAAGGAGGGAAAGGGTACGAGGCCCCGTGGATCGTGCTGCATTGCGACACCGTCGCTGAGGCTAACGGCCTCCTGTCAGACGATGGTCTGAAGGAGCTTATCGACCGCACCACTAAGGCGGGGCAGTATTTCGCTAAGCAGGGTGGGGTAGCAGCCCCGGCCCCAGCAGCTGCACCAGCTCAGGCAAGCGGCGGGAGCCCCTACGGTGCTCCGCAAAAGCCCGAACATATCAGTGACAAAGTGTGGCAGTTGATCCAGCAGGGCGGTACGCTGAAGCGCGGTAAGAATCCCAGCAACCCTTGGGTGGGTATCGCACCTCCGAAGGGCCAGCAGGGCGGCATCACCTTCATCAATGACTACAACGAGAAAGACGCGGTGCTGAAGTACTTTGGTTAGTTACCGCGATATCGTTAGGGCCCAGCAGCTTCTGCTGAACAAGGCGGTTAACTACTTCCGTTGGCACTACTACTACGATGACCCTATCATCAGCGACTACGAGTTTGATGAACTTCTAAAAAGTTTGCAAGCTCTCGAGGCTAAGCACCTCTACCTGAAGCCGACGGTTTCCGCTGAAGTAGCTCCCTCGAGGGAGCCGATCCCCGAGTACCCTCTATAAACCCTCGGCCCGTGGGTAACGGGACACCCTCGTATCTACTTAAGGATCTCAGTTGTATCTCAATCACATCATTAAGACCCCCGAAACATTCACATACCTACCTGGACCCACCGAGCAGGCTGTCGTTTACGTCGGCGACTATAGCGTAGTGGCCAACATTCAGCTTCAGCCAGGCTGGGAGCTTCCAGCAGGCAGTGCTGTCACAGAGAAGGCTCACGTATTCCACATCCCGGCATTTGGGCCGATGAACCACCCGCTGACGGCGGCACGCGACCTCGTCGGAGGTTGGCAAGTCACCTACGAGCACGAGACTTACGCCCTGGAGGAGTTCGAGGCTGAGGTAGACGCCCAGTTGACCGGCGAAGGTGAGTACTCCCAGTGGAACGTAGACCTGAAGGAGGCTCTGCGAGGCCAGACTAAGGGGCTGGTGAAGTACCTGTACTGGTTGTCCCGAGAGTTCCAGGACGCCCCGGCTAGTCAGTTCGTCGAAGCCCAGTTCACCCGGTTCATGGACGATCCGGTATTCGCTGACCTCGTGCTCCAGATCGAGGAATCCCACCGAGTCTGGGGGCCTCGTGACTCCAAGTGACCTGGCACTAAGTGATCGAGAGCTGGCAATCAAGCGCACCCTCCAGCACTTCGGAGTGTACCCGCACGAACCGCTCCTGAAGGAGCTTCAGAAAGTGACAGAAACCGGCCCCGCACGGGGGAACCGGCGTAAGCTGAACGAGCACCAGGTGGCTGAGATCCGCATGAAGGCAGGCCTAGGCGCCAGCTTCCGAGAACTGGCCGACATGTTCCGCGTGCATCCATCCACCATTGGACGAATCGTCAAAGGAGTCTACCACCAGTGAAAGAACTGACGTACCTCTGGCAACACCATAAGGCCGTCATCAAATGCCCCGAAAACGAGGCTGACCTCCGCGAGTTCGCTCAGTGGATTCTCGCACACAAAGGTGAGTGGATAGCCTGCGACACCGAGACAACGGGCCTCGACATTTTCTCCGCTGACTACAAGTGCCGCAAGGTGCAATTCGGCGTGGGCCTCGAGGCGTGGGTGATCGACACAGCCCTGTACAATGACTTCAGCTTCATCAACAAGCTGGAGCTGAAGCTCATCTTCCAGAATGCTAGCTTCGACTGGTCGGTTCTCCGACGCTGCTTCGACGTTTGCATCCCCTTCGAGCGGATTCGAGACACTAAGATCCTGGCTCACCTCGTGGATCCCCGCCAGCCCTCTGAAGGCGGGCCGGGGCTGTCCCTGGAGGACCTCACCCGGTTCTACATTGATGCTAAGGTGGCTGATGATGTTAAGGCGTCGATCGGGCGTATCGCCCGTGACGCTGGCCTCACCAAAGCTGATGTGTTCAAGCTGATTGACAGCTGGGATGAGCAGTACCTGTTGTACGCTGGTATGGACGTCATCTTGACGTGGGGCTTGTACCAGATTATCCTACCGAAGGTGCCGACACAGTCCCAGAAACTGATCCCCTTCGAGCATCGAGTAGCTGAAATCTGCTCTGAGATCGCGTATAAGGGGTTCAAAGTGGACGAGGAGTACCTGGAGTCCCTCATGGCTCGGTTGGAGGGTGAGGAGGCTTTCTGGGAGGCCTACGCCTACGAACAGTGGGGGTTGGAGAGTGTCAACTCGAACCGGGAAGTGTCCTCCATCCTGATTGAGGATGGCTACACCTTCACAGAGAAGACACCCACAGGTCAGTACAAGGTAGACCAGAATGCTCTGGAGAAGCTGAGCGATCAGGGTAGTGAGATGGCGGCTGTCGTGTTGGAGGCTCGAGGCATCCGCAAGAAAAGGAATACCTGGCTTAAAGCGTTCCAGGAGAACACCGACCCTGACGGCCGTGTCCACCCCTTCATCCACTCACTCCAAGCCCGCACAGGGCGAATGAGCGTGTCTGGGATACCCATTCAACAACTCCCCTCCGACGATTCCATCATCCGGCGGGTGCTTATCGCCGATGAAGGCGAGAGCATTATATCCTGTGACTATAAGACGCAGGAGCTTAGGGTCCTTGCCGCTTTGTCAGGTGACGAAAATATGATCAACGCCTTCAAGCACGAGGAAGACCTGCATCAAAAAACCGCCGACGCATCCGGCGTCGATCGGTCAGTTGGTAAAATGGTGAACTTCGCCTACGTGTACGGCAGTGGTCCCCGGAACATTGCAGCCAATGCTAAGATCAGCGTTGAGAAAGCACAGGAGGTGATCGAGGGCTTCGAGCGGAGCTACCCGAAGGTGAAGCAGTTGAACCAGAAGCTTCAGGATCAAGCCCGCAAGACGGGCGCTGTCATCACCCCCACTGGTCGAGTATTACCTGTGGACAAAGACCGACCCTACTCAGCCCTGAACTACCTTATCCAGAGCACCAGCCGCGACATCACAGCCTCGGCGCTCGTGCGCCTCGCAGACGCGGGCTACCTACCCTACCTCCGAGTACCCGTCCACGACGAGGTTATCTCCTCCGTACCAACGGAGGAGGCTCAGGAGTACGCCAACCAGATCAGCGCTACAATGGCCCAGAACTTCCAGGGCCTGTTGATCGACACCGACGCAGCCGTCTACGGCCCATCGTGGGGCCACGGCTACCTGAATGAAGAAGACGACCCCGACGAGCCTTCGGGCTCGATTAAGGAAGACGAATGACCCACTATCTCGACCCCGCACTCTCACCCTGGACCTCCCTGTACAACTGGGTGCTGTTCATGATGCCCCGAATGAAGGGCACCGGCCGCTGGTAAACCCACTGTAGATACGCGAAAACGCCCCCCCCCCCCCCCCGCCCCGGGCGGCGCGGCGCTTTCTTCTCTCG